CCATAATGGCTTCATATTCCGGCGTGCGTACCATGTTCCCTAAATACCCGGCGTATAGTTCCGCTTTGCCTTTCATAATCCGCACACGGTCCGGGCCGGACATAACACCCACAATGTCCGCCAATGTCATACGCTGCACCTACCTTGTGGCTTCTACAATGGCGTTGTATAAATCCGGTGTTCTTTCTCCGGCTTCCAACCGTTCTTTTAACGGGGTAAGTAATGGATAAATGATTTTTCCCATATATCCGCCCGGTGCATATTTTGAAAGCATATCATTGACGGCGTTTTGTGCCGCTTCCCAATCTCTCAATATCTCCGGTGTTTCCCCAATCGTTATTCCGTCCAATTCTTCTTTAATGTGCTTTGCAAACATCTTTTCTGTTTCATCCGTTACGCACGCACTCGCTACGATTCCGCTTTCAAGAAGAAACTGCAACATCCCGTTGGCTAATGAGTTCGGTGTTATGGTTTCCTTTGCCGGAATTGCTGTTTTAGTTGTTTCTTCCCGTCCTGCTGCCACCTTGGCTTCTGCTTCCGCTGCTGCCAAAATGCTTTCCGCCGTTGGCTTCTCTTCCGGTTCATTCATTCCGGTAAAGTTCTTGTTTTCTGCTTCCATGTTTTGTTCCTCGCTTTCTTCTGCTGCATAAATGCTTTTTGCTATCTCTTCCGCTATTGCAGTAAATACCGTTGTGGTTACTGCGTTACCAAATTGTTTATATGCCTGGCTATCTGAAACAACTTGTTTCCAATCGTCCATAGGGAACGCTTGTAAAATTCCGTATTCTTTTGGAGTCAACTTTCGCACCCTCAACCGCTTTGTATCAAATATTTTCACTTCCCTTTGCCCCCCCCCCCGGATGTTGTAAGGGTTGGTGCTATTCCATTCACGGAATACACCCGGCGGCATTGGTCTTGACCCTTTATGTCAAGCATCCCCACCATTTGGCAACCCTGGTTATTTGCTCTTTCCATTGTCTTGTTCCTTTCGCTCTTCTATAACTGCTATCATGTCTTTCTTTCCGGCGTACCCTTTATAATCCCTTGCGGTAAGGCACGGGGAAACATCCGCAATTTTTAAAACATTTCTTCCGCACTTATTGACCGTTACTGTTATGGGAAACTCTGTTGCTCTCTGCCCCCCCCCCTGGATTGATGATAACGTGTTGGTAGTTATGCTTCTTTGTGATGCTTCCGCCCCCCCAACTCGTAATGTTTTACCGCAACCGTTGGGGTCTAAAAGCCCGGTTTCCTCTGCAATGTCCGTAACCACGCTTTCTTCCGTCTGTTCATCTTCCAGGATGATAACGCCGTGTAAATCCTGGGCGGTAAGTGTAAACATTGGCTCGTCCTCTGCCTTTGCCCTCGGTCCGTTCTGCCGCTTGTTGATACGGTCCGGCGTAATGCACGCATGGCACTTTCCCATTTTCTCTAATTTCTCCATTGCCTGGGCTATAATGGTTTGTGCTTTTTCATCCGGCAAGTAATATTTTTCCGGCACGTCTTTTTCCAGGTAATCCGATAATTTCGGTACAAATTCGTGTTGCTCTTTTGGAAATGTAAATGATAGGTTCTTTTTGTTCCTGGTCCCTACTACTGCGTAACGGTCCCGGTTCTGTGGCACGTTCCAATATTTGGAATTAAACATTTCAATATGTGCCGTGTACCCGTGGCGTTCATATTCCAGGCGTAACACTGGCAGATATGGGCGTAACCCTCGCACATTCTCCGCAATGATAACGGCCGGCATGGCGTGTTCTCTCTCTCTGTTTCTTCAAGTAATCGCATCATTTCAAAGAAGCATCCGCTACGGCTCGCCGCCTTAAAATTGTTACTGCTGCACTTGGGGCAAATGGTGTTGCCCGTGTACTCTTCCGGGTTTATCTCTATTTCCTCGCCGCAATCCTCGCATTTTAAAATCATGCCCCGTTGCTTTCCGGCAACGCTCAAATCCTGGCAAGGAAAGCCAAACGCCCACACATCCGCTTGTGGTATGTCTGCTTGGTGCAATTCCTTTATGTCTGCTTTCTGTACATGGTCCCCTACGTTTGCCCGGTAACTCTCCACGGCGTATTTATCAAAGTCCCATGCCCCGGCTATTTCATACCCGGCATTTTTAAATGCAATACCCATTCCGCCGCATCCACAAAAGAAGTCATTAACCTTTAATTTTCTTTTCATCTGCTGCCGCCCGTCCTTTCGTTCATTGCTCTGTATAAGTCCTTTTTATTTGTGTAGACTTCGTTGGTCTGAACTCCAGCGGCATTTAACTTTGCTTTCACTTCTAAAAGTTCTTTTCTAAAAAATCTTTCTCTATCTCCCCTTGGTTGCTCTGTGAAATCAACTATTTTCCCCGGTGTTATAAGCAATCTTAATATTTTGGCGGTCGTTTCCCCGTACTGTCTAAAAACGCCATATTCTATATATGTTTTTTGCCATATAAACAATTTGAACCCCAACGCCTTTTCCACGTCCTCAATCTTTTTGTCCAGTTCCGGCGTTGTGTAGTGCGGTCTGTAAAACCATTTTGATACATCCATGTTGAGTTCCTTTCTATACTGCTGCCACCTGGCATTTATAAACTTCTCTGTGCTACTTCTGCCCGGTATGGTGTTCCCCCACGCTTCAATTCGTTATAAATCGTTGCTCTATGAAACCCAACCGCCTTTGCAATATCTGTAACCTTTGCCCCGGTTCGCTCCATTGCTTCAATCTTCTGTCTGTCGGCGTATGTAATACGCTTATCTCCTTTTTTCACGTTTCCGCCCACCTTTCCTTAAAAATTGGCAAAATAAAAAGTGCTACAAGAGTTTTTTAATTCTCTTGTAGCACTCATATTTTCCACAATAAAAAATCAAGTGCGATAGAGTTATTAACCCTTGTCGCACTTGATTTTACAACTTAGCAATTTTTTGAAAAGTGGAAGGTTTTGTAAAAAATATAAAATTTAAACCACCTGCTGACCGGTCAGTTCGTATCGGCTTTTACAAAGTTTCGATAAACCGTCCGAAATCAATTCTTCCCTTTTTTGTATTCTTATATACACCGGCGCATTCCAAAACCTGGACAAACACTTTTCCAATTTCTTTCTGCAGAATGGCATGGATGTTATCCTCTGTTATTTCATAGGATCCAAGCCAGGAATCCACCCAGTCTGCATGCTTTTCGATCTGCGGATTGCTGCGGACATCCTGCTTTTCAAGGATATATTGTTCCAAAAGCGCCATTTCCTTTTTCAGCCGCGCCGGCAAAACAGCCAGTCCCATTACTTCGATCAGGCCGATGTTTTCCTTCTTTATATGGTGAAGGTCTGCAGACGGATGATATACACCCCACGGGCACTCATCCGTTGTAACATTGTTTCGAAGTACCAGATCCAGTTCATACAGATTTCCATGCATTCTTGCGATCGGAGTAATCGTATTGTGCGGTGTTCCGTCTGTTTCACTAAAAATGAAAGCTTCCTTATCGGTATATCTGCGCCATGCAGTAAGGATTCTGTATCGGTTCCTCTTAATCGGATAACAGACATGGGCCATCTCACGATACCGGCTGTCAGATCCTCATAGCCCGGAATGACAAATTCACTCTCATAAGGTGCCTTGGCCATTGCAAAGACATAGCCGCCACCCTGAAAATGATCATGGCTTAAAATGGAACCGCCGACAATCGGAAGGTCCGCGTTGGAGCCGGCCGTATAGTGCGGAAACAACTTTACAAATTCCAATAGTTTTCTAAATACAGCCTGGTCAATCTTCATTGGCCGGTGCGCTTCATTGAAAATGATGCAGTGTTCATTGTAGTAAACATACGGAGAATACTGTAGGAAATACTGTTCTGCGCCCAGTTTGATCGGGATCACCCGGTGGTTCTGCCTTGCCGGATGAGAAAGATTTCCTGCAAACCCTTCGTTCTCTTTGCATAAGAGGCAGCTTGGATATCCGGTACTTTTTACTGCGCCGGCCCGGGCAATGTCTCTCGGATCTTTTTCCGGCTTAGACAGGTTAATGGTAATATCTATCGGACCATACTCGGTATCCGTTACCCATTTTTCATCTTTTGCGATGCGGTCTGTACGGATATAATTTGTATCCTGGCTCAATTTATAGAAATAATCTGTGGCCTTTTTTCTGTCTTCCTGGTAAAGGCTTTGAAACCTGGATCTGACA